TAGAAAAGCCCGGGCTATACGCCAATATCCACGCCAAGCGCAAACGGATCGAGCGCCAGAAAGCGGCAGGAAAAACCCCGGAGCGGATGCGGGCCCCAGGGAGCAAGGGAGCGCCAACAGATGAGGCGTTTGAAAAGTCAAAGAAAACCGCGAAGCGATAGGTAAATCATGGCTGGTATGGGGGCAAGTCAGGATCCCGACCTATTGGCGCGGGTAAAGGAATTCGAGGGTTATCGGCGGCACGCTTATCGGTGCAGTCTGGGACATCTCACGATCGGGTACGGCACCATGATCGAAGAGGGCGGGCATGGTGTCCCGTCCTACATTGCCGAGCTTTTGCTGCGGGACTATCTGCAAACCATCGAGACGCGCCTTAAAGCGCATGAGTGGTACGGCGAGCTCAATACCCCACGCCAGCACTGCATCCTTGAGATGGCCTACCAAATGGGCGTTGAGGGCGTCCTGGGCTTCGAGAACATGATCGAGGCCCTGAAGCGCGGCGACTGGCCAGCGGCCGAGGCCGAGGCGCTAGATAGCTTGTGGGCCAAGCAAACCCCTGCCAGGGCCCGTGATGTGGCTGAGCGCCTAAAGCTGGGCTAATGGACAAATACGAATACCTCCGGCCGTTTGTGGAGACTCAGGCACAAACCAAAATGCTGGATGCGATGATTCAGTGCGGCTCAGTGTCGGAAGCCGCCAATATGCTCGACATATCCGAGCGCAATACATACCAAATGCTGAAGCGGCTGAAGAAAAACGCTGCCGCCAGGGGCGTATCCCCCGAGCATGACATGACGCACCAGACCGCTGAGGGCTTTGTGGTCAAGGGCACCTCGACGCTATACGGCGAAGAGGGTGACGTCCGGGCCCAGTGGGTCAAGACTCAGCAGGCCCCGGCCCAAGCGCTTAGCCAGATCCGCGAGGCCATTGTCGAGGCGATGGAGGATTACCGGGGCGTATACCGGCCCAGGAAAGCGCCGACGTCGGATACTAGCGATCTGCTAGCCTGTTATGTAATGGGTGATCCCCATATCGGGGCATATGCTCACGCCGAGGAAGCTGGCGAAAACTTTGACGTCAAGATAGCCCGGGAGGATCTGCTTAACGCTACGTCCCGGCTAGTGTCGGTCGCGCCCAAGACTGACCATGCTTTGATCGCGAACCTGGGTGATTTTTTCCACGCTGACAACAGGGGTAACACCACAACCCGGGGCACCCCGGTGGATGTGGATACTCGATGGCCCCAGGTATTGCAGGCCGGCTGTATGCTCATGGTGGATCTAATCACCCTGGCCTTATCCAAGCACCCGCGTGTGTCGGTAGTGAACTGCATAGGCAATCACGACGATCACACTAGCGTGATGCTAAGCGCCTTCCTGGCCGCTTACTTCCACGCTGAGCCGCGGGTCGAGGTACTGCCGACAACCAACAAGTTTCACTATTTCGAGCACGGGAAAACGCTGATTGCCTGCACCCACGGCGACACGATCAGGTTACAGGCGCTGTCCGAGATTATGGCCACCGATCAGCCGGAAATGTGGGCGAGGAGCCAGCATCGTTACTGGTATACGGGTCATGTACATCATTCGACCCGGCAAGAGCTGCGGGGCAGTGTGGTGGAGTCATTCCGAACCCTGGCGGCTAAGGATGCCTGGCACATGAATTCGGGCTACCGATCGGGCCGGGATATGTACTGCATCGTCCATGACAAGGAATTTGGCGAGGTAGAGCGCCACCGCTGCGACATTAGGCGAGCTAGGGCAAATGGGTGACCTGGTTGGCATTGACGGCGGCAAGAAGGGCGACAAGGTTGTAACGATCGAGCTCGAAGTGGTCGAGTGCGGTAACTGCGAATCTGCCATGTTTGCCTGGAAGGTAGACGCCAGCAACCCCAAACAGCACATCCTTTCCTGTTGTGTGTGTGGGTATTTGTTTCCAGTACTGGAAGCTGAGCAATCTAACGTGTTTGCGGAATTTGACGAGGGAGGCGAATAGATGCGAACGAAAAATTTATATCGCACTCACTTCGTGCATCAAGACAAGCGCAAGCGTGTGGGCCGTAAGGCGAAGCACAAGGGCATTACGCAATGGCGATAGGTGCGCTAGTAGGCAAAATTTTCGGCTCTGAGAAGGCCATAGGCGCGGCCGTAGAGGGTATATCGAATAGCCTGGATGCGCTGGTCTATACCGATGAGGAGCGGGCAAACGATGCCGCTGCGGAGCGACAGAAGGCCCGGGCGATGGTTATCGACTGGATGCAGGCCACAAGCGGGCAGGCACTGGCTCGCCGGTTAATTGCCTGCTCGATTACGTTCATCTGGCTCCTGCAGTATGTATTTGGCTGGGCGATGGTCACTGGCGCGGTGTTTAGTGATGCTGAGATTGCTGCCCGGATGCAGGAAGCCAGCGAAATCACCAGGGCACACGCCGACAGTATGACCGGGGCGGTGATGCTGATACTGAGTTTTTACTTTGCAGCTCCACACTTGGACAAAGTGGTGGGGCCTGCTATGGAGCGATTTGCTAACCGGGGAGAGAAGAAGTCGTGAAACTGCAGATAGATCCATCGATAAGCTGGGGAGACATTGTGCTCGGCACCGGCTTGGTTGTGAGCGGGATCCTGGCGTTTACCGATGTCTCAGCAAAAACCACACTGAACAGCGTATCGATTGACCATTTGGAATCTAACGTCAATCAGTTGGAATCTAGCCACCGTGAGCATTTGGCCCAAGAGCGATTAGAGCGCCAGTTAATGCGCGAAGAAGTACGCGAGGATCTGCAGGCTATATCGCTCAAGCTAGACCGAATGTTAGAGCGGGGCGGCGTTTAGTCCCATGGTAATGACCAGCAGATCGCCTTACGGCGGTGTTCGGCCGTTGCGTATGGCCGCGCCAGAGGCCCCCAGGGCTGATACAGCGCAAGGCCGTGCAAATGCAGGCCAAATGGTATTGCCAGAAAAATTAACCATGCAGGCTCAGCAGACAATGCAAGTGCCCGCTACTCCGGTGAAGGGTTTGCTTGCTAGAGCTGCGGGTCGCGCAAATAACCAACGTGCCATGCCACAAATGCCTGGCATACCCGGGAGGGCCCGCTATGTCTGATGACTGGGACGATGACTGGGATGACGAGCCCAAAAAGAAGCGCGGTCGTCCTAAAGGCAGTTTTAACAAAGCATCAAAAGCTCAGATCGAACGAGTGTGCGCTGATGGCGGGCAATCCCCCCTTGAGTATCTTGCTTCGATCTACCAAAACGAGGCAGAGGACATTCGTTACCGAATAGACGCTGCCAAAGCCGCCGCACCTTACGTCCATGCCAGATTGTCATCGACGGAGATCAAGGCCGCAGTACAGGAGATATCCCAAGAGGAATGGCTGGAGAGCTTGAACTAACCCGCCTAAAGCTAAAGAACGACTTTGAGTTTTATGCTCGTAACTGTTTGTCGGTTAGGTCAAAATCCGGCGAGGTAAAACCGCTACTGCTGAACAAGGCCCAGCGGTTTATTAACGACTGCATCGAGGAACAAAAGAAACAGACCGGGCAAGTCAGGGCAATTATTCTCAAGGGCCGGCAACAGGGCGTCTCGACTTACGTTGAGGGGCGGTATTACTGGAAAACTACGCATCGAAAGGGCGTCCGGGCGTTCATTCTGACCCATGAGGCAGATTCGACGTCAGCGCTGTTTGAGATGGTTGAGCGGTATCACCAGGGCGCTCCAGACTTTGTAAAGCCGTCTACTGGTGCGAGCAATCAGAAGGAGCTCAGCTTTGACAAGCTGGACTCGGGCTACAAGGTAGGCACGGCCGGAAACAAGAGTGTTGGTCGTGGAACAACGATCCAATACTTCCACGGCTCGGAAGTTGCTTACTGGCCTAATGCGGCAGAACACGCCAAGGGCATATTGCAGGCTGTGCCGGATGAGGCAGACACAGAGATCATTCTGGAGTCTACGGCTAACGGCGTAGGAAACTTTTTTTACCAGCAGTGGCAACAGGCAGAGGCTGGTGTTAGTCCATTCCAGGCGATCTTTGTGCCCTGGTACTGGCAGGATGAATATCGGAAGCCGGCGGGTGGTTTGGTGCCGACTGACGAGGAAGAGCAGTTGATCCGGGCGTATGGCTTGGATAGTCAGCAGTTAGCGTTCCGGCGATCCAAGATTGCGGAGTTATCTGCTGACGGGATAGATGGGGCGTTTTCTTTCCGACAGGAATACCCCATGACAGCGCAAGAGGCGTTCCAGGTCACTGGCGGGGATAGCCTGATACAGCCGGAGATCGTCGTAGAGGCCCGCAAAGCCAAGGTATTGGCGGTAGGCCCTTTGATTATTGGCGTCGATCCTGCGCGCTTTGGTGATGACAGGACGGCCATTATTCGGCGCAAAGGCCGGTCGGCATATTTCTTAGAGACGTTTGAGCAGCGATCAACAATGGAGATCGCTGGCATTGTTCACTCTCTGATTAAAAACGAAAACCCTGCCCAGGTTGCTGTAGACGTTGGCGGCTTGGGTGCTGGCGTTGTCGATCGCCTGATGGAGCTGGGGCATGAGGATGTTGTAGTGCCGATTAACTTTGGCAGCGCTGCGTTGGATCCTCAGAGGTTTTTAAACCGCCGGGCGGAGATGTGGTGGTCAATGCGAGATTGGCTCGATGGCGATGTGCCGGTAATGATCCCGGATCGGGATGACTTGCATACCGACCTATGTGCCCCGCAGTACAAGTATGACTCTAACGCCAGGCGTAAGTTAGAGAGCAAAGACGATATTAAGAAGCGCGGCTACAGATCGACTGACTGCGCTGACGCGCTGGCTTTGACGTTCGCTGAGCCGCTTACTCAAAGCGATTTCGACAACATGATTGAGCAGCCTACGATCGTAGACAAGGTTGCCGGCTACTAAAGGATTCTCATGCAGGAAGAGATGGAAGGTTATGGCGACGAGCTTATGTCTCCGCAGACAGCGGAAGAGCATGAGCTGGAGATCGCTGAGCGCCTTCATATTTTTGCTTCTCGACTGAACAAGCTGGCGGCAGAACAGGTTGCCAAGCGCAATCAGATCGAACAGCGGTGGCTGGACGATATTCGCCAGTACCACGGTGAGTATGCCTCTGATGAGGCGGCAAAGCTCGCCAGGGCCAAGGGCTCTGAGGTGTTCGTCAACATCACGCGAAACAAGACCAACGCAGCCGAAGCGCGGTTGCAGGATATGTTGTTTCCGACTGATGACCGGAACTTTGGGATTTACCCGACTCCGGTTCCAGAGCTTGATTACATAAGCAAGCAGGAGCCAGAGACGCCAGATCAGCAGACTGCTATCGAGGCGGCACGAAGCATAGTGGCTGAAGCCACTCAGTCAGCTATGCAGATGCAGGATGTAATTGACGATCAGCTTTTAGAGTCTCGCTATCACATTAAAGCTCGCGACATCATCCACGATGCCTGCCAGCTTGGAACTGCGATTATTAAGGGCCCGGTAATTGTTGGTCGCACCAAAAAGCGCTGGGACGTTATGCCTGATGGCATGAGTATGTTGCAGATCGTGGAGGCGCTAGAGCCTACTGTCGAGCGGATTGACCCCTGGGATTTTTACCCGGATATGTCAGCAAAAACGATATCAGAGGCTGAGTTTGTCTTTGAACGCCGCCGGCTAAGCAAAAAGCAGTTAAGAGACATGGCAAATCTGCCAGGTATTTTGGTCAGTCAACTTCGAGAGATTGTAAAGACCAGTGCTAAGAGCACTCACATTGCCAAAGACTTTACCGATGACATCCGAAACATTACCGGGATCAACACGGTAGGCGAAGGCAATAAGTACGAGATATGGGAGTACCACGGCCCTGTATCCAAGTCTGAGCTGATTGACGCTATGCGGATGTCAGATGATGAGATGGATCCAGAAGAGATCGATGAGCTGAATGATGAGGTAGAGGCTACCGTTTTCTTCTCCGGCGATCGTGTCATCAAGGTTGCTCTCAATCCGATGGATTCTGATGAGCGGCCATTCGCAGTGTTTAACTGGGAAAAGGATGAGTCCTCGATCTTCGGGTTTGGTGTGCCATGCCTGATGAGAAGCGCTCAGCGCGTCATCAATGCGTCTTGGCGGATGATGATGGACAACGCCGGGCTGTCGGTAGCGGATCAGTTAGTTATCAACAAGGAGCTCCTGTATCCCGCTGATGGCACCTGGGATATGACTCCAAAGAAGATTTGGTATCTACGTGACAAGACCAGATCGGTACAGGAGGCGTTTGCCTCGTTTGCTACGCCTAGCCATCAAATAGAGCTCGCTAACATTTTCACTATGGCGCGTCAGCTTGCAGACGAGGAGACGAATCTGCCGTTGATTGCCCAGGGCGAGATGGGGCCGCATACCACTAAGACCTCATCCGGCATGGCGATGCTGATGAACAGCTCAAATATCGTATTGCGGAAGGCGGTAAAGAACTGGGATGACGATATCACCCGGCCGCTGATTACGCGGTTTTACGATTGGAATATGCAGTTTAACGAGCGGGCTGACATCAAGGGTGACTTCAGCATCGAGGCCCGCGGATCCGGGGCCTTGTTGGTACGCGAGAAACAGCAAGAGAACCTGATGATTTACGCCAATATGTCTATGTCTGTGCCGGAGTTTTCTAAGCGCAGAGATTGGGCTGAGCTTGATCGAGAAATCGCTAAGTCACTAGAGCTGCCTTATGACCAGATCACTCTGGATGAGGCGGACATTGCTGAGATGGAGCAGATGCAGGCCGAGATGATGGCTATGCAACAAGCCGATCCTGGTCAGGAAGCGGCAATGCTCGATATGCAGCTCAAGCAAGTTGAATTGCAGCTACAGCAACAGAAGCTGGAGCTTGAGGCTCAGAAGGCCAGCGCGAACATTGCACAGGATAGTGCAGAGCTTCAGACCAAGGCTGCGCTTGAGCAAGCCAGGCTAGAACAGGTAGAGCGGCTAGAGCGATACAAGCTAGAAGTACAAGAGCGCTTGAAGCTGGCAGAGCTCCGAACCAAATACACGATGAGCAACGAGCAGATGCAGACTCGCACTGCCGTTGATGTGGAAAAAATTAGAACCGATCGCGATAAAGCGGCGGCAAATACGAACGTCCGGCTAACCGATGCTTCGTTGCGCTCCCGAAATATCTCAAATGGTTTTGATACCTTTGGCTGATGATTGACGTTCATTCCGCCACTTG